AGAAAGAGGGCGTGTGTTTTCAGACGCCACCCTTTCTGTCATCGTGCGCCGACGACCCCGCCACGTTGTGCAAACTGTTGACCTGCTTCGGCGTAACCATCGTACATGAGGTTTTGAGGGCTTTGTCCGCCCATCGTAATGACTTGTCCTTTTTCAGGCTCATAGGCTGTCTGCGGGGCTGTTTGGGGCTGTTGGGCTGCCTGTTGTTGTTCGTCCTTATACGGGTTAAACGGCAAGCCGTTTTTTGCGTAGTCTTTGCACATTGCCTTAGTTATTTCTTTCAGCGGTGTGCCTTGGCTTGAATAACAGGTACATCCGCTTTTGCCGCCATCGACACAGCCGACAGGGTACTCAAATGTTTTAACCTGACGGACGCCGTTGTAAATGGGTTTGCTTTCGGGCTTTTCGGCGAGCGTGGGGACAAAGTCTTCAGGTTTGAGGTTTTGTCCCTGAATTCCGCTTTGCGGCATCATTTCCTTTTGGCTTTCAGGGTCAAGCGGATTTTTGAAACCTGTATCTTCTTTTGCTGCTTCGGCCTGTGCCGATATTCCTGCTTTTTCTTTGTAACCCTGATACATCTTATAGCCCATGAATCCGACCAAACCTAAGATACACGGCAGGATAAACAACATGGCGATAATGACGTAATACCACCTTGATTTGACGTGAGAATGCGCGGTATGCACTTCGGCGGATTTGTAGTATTCAAAAACCTCTTGTCTGATTTTATGCGAACTGGACAAGGCGTTTCTTGCCTGTTGGGTCGGATTTAAGGCTACTTCGTTCCATTCAAGCCTTGTCAGACCGCCCATTTTGTTTGCAGCTATATGGATATGCTTATTGACGACTTCGCGCAAATTCACGTCAAGCAGCTTGGGCGATTGTGTGATTAGTATCATGTCGATACCGTAATGGCCGTGAATGTTCAAAAAGGCGACGTTTTCAGGCATTTTAGAACCGCTGGAACGGGTCGGAAACAGATATTGCACTTCGTCATAGATGACGACAGAGCCTATATTCTCTTTCCATTTCAGCCATTCATGCATGTCTTCCCAGCTATGCCCTTCCGGGGGTTTATGATGGTCTATCAAAAGGCCGTTGATATTGGAGAAGATTTTACGACCTTTATAGAAGTCATCAAACATAAGCAGTTCGACGGCAAAGGCGGTTTTGCCTATTCTGGGTTTGCCTGTTATCAGGGTAATGGCGGCCATCTTTATCCTTTCTTGCCGAAGCTTAATTTAGACAGGGTTTTAAACGTAACGACAAAGGCGAGCATGCCAAACATGATGTTCAGAACAACGCCGCCGCCTGCGATATAAAAAATTTGGATCGCGCCGGCGGGAACTGCACCCATGCTGTTTATAAACTGATTTTTAAGATTGCTCATAAGGGCGTCAAAACCGACATAGGTAATGATAGACACCCCTAAGGCCGTCAGAATGTATTTGACAACATGGTTTATCAAATATGGGGCAAGAGCAGCTAAAAATTTCATAAATCAAATCCCCCTATGCGTTATTTCTGACAACTCTAGCCACGAAGAACGAAGCCACCAGCCAAGCCATTGCTATAATAAAGGGGCGCATCATGGCAGCCAAATTGCACGCAGGCTCAAGACTGATTTTGTATTCCGCGCCCAATGCCTGAAACGTTACCGGAGCAGGGCATTCGCCATACTCGCTAAAGGTATTGTCAGGTGTGAAGTTCAAATCGATAGTTTCTTGAGGAATCTCTAAATTTGGTTCTTCTTTTTCGGGCAATTCGTCGCATGCCAAAATGTTCGGGAACACTTTACAGAGCAAACCGCCGTCTTCTTTGGGCTTGTCATCCTCCTTAGGCTTGTCGTCGGGTTTGGGGTCGTCTTTACCTTCGGGTGTGCTAGGTTTGTCTTTGCCGCTAGGACTGCCGTCAGGGTCGGGCTTGGTTTTATCGGACGGACTGCCGTCGGGCGTTGGGTCGGGTTGCGAACCTGGCTTGCCGTCGGGATTGGGGTCAGGCTGTGAACCTGGCTTTCCATTTTCGCCCGGTGTAGGGGTTGGGTTGGTTTTGGGAGCGGCGGGGCTGCCCGGTGTGAGGTCGGGTCGCGGTGTTGTGGTTACGGTTGCCGTGGTGTTGCCGTCTGATGTTGTGAAGCTGATGGTTATCTGAAATGGTCTGCCGTCTTGCCCTGTTGCCGGGCCAAGGGTTATGACTGTTCCGTTAGGGACTGACGGGGTACTTACTGTCGCGCCCGGGATACTGCCGTCTTCGTTTGCGGTTGCGTTTACATACGGCGTAGGGTTGCTGTCTGCTTTCGGACCAACAATTCTGTCAAATTCTTGCTGTGTTATTGACTGGGTTTGCATCTTTTCCCATGTGAATTTACCGGCAGACCGTCCACTGTCTTTAGGTGAATCTACAAGACAGTCATCATAATCAGATGTTTTGAATTTATAACCGTCTTCAGGTCTGTATTTCGGCATTAATGTCTGCCAATGTCTTTGGCACATGGCATCACGATAGGGTCTTAAATGTGATCGACCCTTTTTATCAAGATTATAAGATTCAACGCCTAGACCGACGCATTCCATTTCTTCCCAGCCGAGCAGTTTAAAATTTTTGTCATAAACTGGTTTTTCAAGACAATATTTGTACTCTTTGTCTGTGACGAAATCCGATTTCTTTACGTCGTAGACGTATCCTTCGTCCGCAAGCATTTGCTCGACAAGATAAAAAGCAGCTGTCGAAACTGCAAAACCGACAGGACCGCCGCCGACCCTTGCGAATTTGCCGCCTATTTTTGCTTTGGAGAGCAGGTTTCTTAGGACGGTTGAGCGGGATACTTTTTGTTCTATGGTTACGGGTACGGTTGAGGCAGAGCGGAGGCCTGTGGAGGCTTCGCGGACGTGAAGTGATTTGTCGAATCTAGACTGATACTCTTGGTCAATCCCGCCACCAATAATTTTCCAAGGTCTGAAACCATTTTCATTAAATTTTTCAGTCAAAGGGTAAGCTAATTTACCGTTTCTAACTTGTAAATCACCCGCAAAAGATTCAAAGCTCAAACCTAATAGAAAAATTATCGTCAAAACCCGTAACATTTATTTCACCATTCCCAATAGTGAAAACTGAATTATCCTTAAATAAAACTTCAAAACATGCCTTATTGAAATTTATTCTATTAAAAAAATTCTGACACTTATCTAAAGAGAATTTTTTCAAATATCCAGTTTCTTTTAAATATGAATAAAATACATAAGATAAAGGTTTTTCTAAATAGAATTTAGATAATTCATCTAATTCAAATTCAGTTATATAGAAAAAATCCTTTTCATTCTTTTCTAACATAATCCTAACTTTCGTAATGGTTACAGAAAGTCGGGATTATACCCTTTTTGAATATCAAAAAAATATCAGCGATGCCAAACAGACCGCGCCGAATCCGTATAAAAACCAAAAATCAATCATCTACACTCCCTTGATGCTCCGTAACTGATTCAATCAGCCGTTTTATCATCCTGATACCGAATACAAGCACCAATAAGACTATGAACGGCGCGCCGACCAATACGCCGAATTGTATTTGTTCTGCTATGTCGCATTGCGGAAAGCTCAAATTGATTTTCTGCTCGTTCAAATACCAGTCTTTGCCGTTTTTGTAAGGGCGGATAACTTTGCCATCCGCCGTTACGGTAGGTAGGACTTGAGACAATACATAGTCATGCGCTTCTTCCGTTGTAGAAAAGCATTGCAATCCGACGCGATACCCCATGTCCTACCCTTTCAGTTATTTAGCCGTTTTAACCATGCTGAAGGCCATGCGGAAGCCTTGCATCAACACGATAACCGACAGAACGGCAGCACCGATTGCGGATACCATTACGGCAAATTTTGCAATCTCGGTTGCAGCGGTCGTACCGATACCGGACAAGTCGACGCCATCGGCAGCGGCCAAAGCGGAAGCGGTTGTCAGGGCTGTTGCAGCAATAACTTTATTGCCATATTTTTTTGCTACGTTTAAGAGTTTCATAGCGTTTTCCTTTCAATAAGGGTTGATAAAAGTGATGCGGGTGTTTTGAGACTTACCGCAAGTCTTTTAAAAGTACAGGTACCAAACCGATACAATTAAAACCAGCAGGAAAAAAACCAACCCGCCCAAACTTAATTTAAACGAGAGGGGTAATTTCTGATTCATTTTTCAATCTTTCAAAAATCCGAATACGACAAATTCGTATTGGTTGCCGATTTCTTCCAAGCCTGCGTTAATCGCTTCTTCGAAGTCGTAGAAATAATCGGCATTGGTGATTAATTTCGTATGTCCGATGTCACCCGTTTCAGGGGAAAGGTACAGAAAGTCCCCTGTTGATACGGACTGGACAACATAGACTTTCTGCATTCAATCAGCCTTTCTTAACGGGTTGAAAACCGATGACTTTCAGTTTTTGGGTTTTGCCCGTAGTAACGATTTCTACGTTCAGATTTGCTTCGATCGGAAATTGGGCGTTTCGGAACTGCTCGAAATTGGCAGAGCCGCCAAAATCGTATTCAGTGGTAGAGCTGCCCAATGCGTTGCCTTGGGAGCTGTCTAAGGGTGTGGCGACAATCAGGCGGCAATAGTCGAAGTTCTTGCCTTCGATTTGTCCGTTGAATTTTTTGACGCCGACGATGTGACCTTGAAGTTGGATGTTCATTTTTTGGTTTCCTTGTGTGATTAAACGTCTTTACGGGCAGACACTTTAAGCCCATGAAATCGGTAGTCTTGCGAATTTGTCGTAAATTAAGTTGTTATAGCTTTCTTCATTAGTGACGTGTTTTTGCTGTTCAAGCTGCTTTTCCAGACGCGCGTAATATTCGTACATGTCGTAAGGGTCTTTGTACGGCTTGAATGCGGGCTGCTCATGAATGGCTTGGGCTTTCAAAAAGGCGCAGTCATAGGCTTCGGGTGCCAAAGACTTTGGCAGCTTGTGATGATTCGGCTCAATCAGTTCAAACAGTTTTGCTTTGTCCAATTCGGGAAAAATAAATTTCAGACCGTTCGCCGCGCGTCCGAACTGCTTTTTCACCCATTCAAGGTAACGGTCGGCTGAAATGACCTTATCTTCCTTAACCGCGTGTATGCGGGTTGCCTTTTGGGCGAAACGTTCGCAAATCGGATATGCACCGCCGAAATATTCGCCCGGATTCTGCAAAACTTCGAAAGGGATAACGATGTCTTTTGCTTTGAATTCAATTTCAAAGCGTGTCCATGTACTTGTTTTATCGCCCAACTGCTTACCTTTTTCATAGACGCGGACGTACTTGGACGATTCACGGGAGCCGATACCGTAGGTCTTGCCTTTGGTCATTTTGGCTTCGTCGTCTTCTTCCCAGTCGGAACCCAAGCATTCGCCTTTTGGTTTGACGTGATGGCAGGTAAACAGACCTTTATTGCGGTCTTCACGGGCTTGGTTCGGGCTGTATTCGCCGTTAAAAAAGTCTTTGGCTACGTCGACGCGGGTAATTTTTGGGCGGATTGCGTTGGTCAGGAATGCGAAAAGTCGGGATTCCCAGCCTTCTTTTGCGACGCCGCAACCTGTTCCGGTGAGTTCGAAAAGGATGGTATTTTGTTGGCCGCCAAAATGGACGCGACCGTACAGGGCGTCTTCTGAACCCATCAACCAGCAACGCTCATAAAAACGACCGCCCGAACCTTTGGATTCTTTGTAGATGCCGAAACCGAAAACTTCTTCGGCAAGCATGGACGCGGCGCGGATGAAATCTTCGTCTTCCAACAGGCTTACACGGACACCGTATTTGTCGAAAAAGGTTTTTTCATGAAATGAAAAGCTGATTTGGTCGATAAAGGCTGAATCGGATACACCGCGACGAAGCGGAACGCCTAAGAGGTTGCCTTTACCGTCCAAGATATAGGTTTCGTAACATTCAAAGGCCTCTTGGAATGTGCCGGCGTCTTCGGATTCTGTACCCCCCCTGTTAGATAAGGGGGGAAGATTTGAAGCGTCTGCCGCCGCCTTGCCGTCCGCTTGCGCGTCCGCCATGTCGGCGGCAAACACTTTCTTGATATCTTCCATCTTGTCTTTCATAGCGGTATCCCTTAAACGACAGGCAACAAAAAAGCCCTGTTACTTTCAAAGTAAAAGGGCGTTAAATATTGTTAGCCGTCCCTTTCGGGGGGCAATATATAAGGTCGTCTGAAACCCTGTTTTGGATTTCAGACGACCTTTGCTTTACTTCAGCTAAGAGCCGTTAGCTTACCACTGGTACAACGCACCTGCTCCGACACCGACGTGGCCGTCTGTGTTGGCAGAGAAGTTGCCTTTAACAACCCAGTTACCGCCGTCGCTCATCGCAGACA